GAAGAAGGGTTTGGGATTGGTATATTAATGTTTTTCTTACTCGGTTGCATAACGATTCACAGCAATTAATAACACTCACAAGGTGGCATAAAGAGGACTTAGCCGGACGAATACTTAGCCGGATGAATAAGGATGATAGTTGGGGGAAAAATGGCTCAAAAATACCGTCTACCTTAAATGGAAATGGCCTAGAACAGTATGGTTGGCGTATTGTAATATAGTTCCTGTTTTTTTAGATTTGGGTGGTGATGCTTCGTGTCTGTTGTTCATGAAATCTACAGCGTACCTCATACTGTCACCTTTTTATCAAACTTATCTAATAGATTTCTTAATCTGTTTACTTGTTGGCTATTTCCTTTTTTGAGGTACTGCCCTATTTGGGAGGTTAGGTTGTGCCGTTCGTAATGAGCAAAACCATCTTTCTTTTTCATGTATAAAATAAAGCGTTTTCCTCCCTCCTCTATTATGTCCCCCTCCTGCTTATTGAATCCCGTTACTATTACAGGCTGACTATCACTATTACCGTAGCTATCAGAACTTTCACTGCTTTTACTTTTAGCTTTTACGGTACTATTAGGTGCTATTACGGTGCTATCACTACTTTTACTTTCACTTTTAGGTTCTTTTTTACTTTTAATAAACTCAGAACAGGCACAGCACAAAAGTAATAGTAACTGGAATATGACTACTATTGTTTTGCTAAAATCCAATAACTCACTAAATTCTTTTTTAGCGGTTTCTTGTTGCTTATTATGAATATGGAGGGCAGCAAGGATAAGTTTTTGATTGTCTGTATTTGCTTTGGTCAATTCTACTTTTGCCTCTAATCCTTTGCGTTCGTTTCTTGGTATACCCTTTTCAATAATCACCTTTGAAGTATCAAGGCTTGCAACCATTTTATTGATAGCCGTTTCTGTGGTTGTATTGGCAGCTAATTCTACTGCATGGTGACTTTTCCGAACGTCTGCACCTTTGATGCTCATGAATAGAGATAAGGACAGGAAAGCGAAAAACAGGAGAGTAGTAGGTAAATCCAAGTATCTGCTTTTACCCTCTAAACCACAAAATACATCACTGAACATTTGAGCACAGAGATAGAATAAAACCAAATCAATTGATACAGCTACCAGATAAGGAAAGAACCAATTAATATCGGGAACATAAGCAGATAGGAAGGAATGTATAAAAACCGCACCCGACTGAACAGATACAACTATACAGATGATGCTGAAGATGGAGAGTAAGAAAACAATTGGACGTTTCTTTGTAAAGTAGCTCGTTGTTTGTTTGAAATCTAATAAATTCATAGCTCCTACGCTTTAGAAAAGTTAAATAAAAAAACCATCAGGCGGTAGGAGCGGCCCAATGGTAATTTTAATCGCAAAGGTATGCAGATTGTACAATCTTGAAGCTCCTACACTTATAGATGCAATATAAGCTTTTTCCCCCAATAAAAAAAACGCCTCGACCATCACAGTTAAAACGTCCTTTAAAACTAAAACCAGAATAAACCCAAATTTCTATTTTCTTTTTTTCTTTTTTCGGAACAATCCAGTTAACCAGCCCCAAAAGCGTTTAAATACCTTTGACTGCCCGATACGGGATAAGATAGGAACAAGGCTAACAACAACGTCCTTAACCTCTATTAAGGTAACTTTACCATCCAGATTAATAGTTCGCACCTCCTTAATCCATTGTTCACCATCGTGTACAAATGTTACTATTTCACCTATGTATCCAATCCATTCACCTTCGTTAATTTTTACCTTATCCCCAACTTTTACGGGATCACCATTAGGATTAGGTATTTGTTTTTTTGACATTATTTGTTATTTTGAACATTTATTATTATATTTCGTAAGTACAATGTACAAAACTTTATCCACAAATTGACAGAACGGAAAAACCTAATAGTTGCGCATGGCATACGACAAACAAAAACTAATTGAACAATCCTTAGCAGCGATTAAGGAACATAAGCTTATCTTTATCGAGGAGGTAGTTAGTTTTTTGCCATGCGTTAAGTCTACCTTTTACGATCATAAACTGGACGAATCAAACGATATACAAGAAGCCCTCCAAAGAAGTAAAATAGACACTAAAGTACACCTTAGAAAAAGATGGAGAGATTCAGACGTTGCAGCCCTTCAAATAATGCTATATAGATTATGCTCTACTGATTCTGAATTAGAGAAAATGACCATGCAAAAAATAAAAGCAGAAGTCAAAGCAGACATAAACCAAAAACTAGACTTATCTAAACTATCAAATGACGAACTCAACACACTTGAAGGTATCATCAACAACGCCTCAAATGATACAGGCGGAACGGGCTAGGCGTGATTTCTTAAAGTTCGTTAAATACACTAAAATTGATTATATAGTTAATTGGCATCATGCTGTTTTATGTTCCTACCTCCAAAAGTTTGCAGATGGTGAGATAAAAAAGTTAATGATTTTTATGCCTCCACAGCATGGAAAAAGTGAATTAACGAGCAGACGTATGCCAGCGTATTTATTGGGTAAAAATCCAAAGTTAAAGGTAGTTGGTTGCTCTTATAGTGCAGACCTTTCAACCTCATTTAATAGGGATGTACAAAGGATTATTCAAGGCGATGAGTATGCGCAAGTATTTCCAAATACAACCCTAAACAGCCGAAATGTAAAAACGAGCGCAAAAGGTGACTATCTGAAAAATGCTAACCTGTTTGAAATAGTTGGACATAGGGGCTTCTATAAATCTGCGGGTGTTGGTGGTGCGTTAACTGGTACAAGCGTTGACATAGGGATTATTGATGACCCTATAAAAGATAAGGTAGAGGCAGAAAGCCCGACATTCAGAAGAAGGGTTTGGGATTGGTATATTAATGTTTTTCTTACTCGGTTGCATAACGATTCACAGCAATTAATAACACTCACAAGGTGGCATAAAGAGGACTTAGCCGGACGAATACTTAGCCGGATGAATAAGGATGATAGTTGGGAAAAGCCCACAATTAAGGAAGATAAAAGAGAGATAGGAGATGCGTTATGGCCTAAGAAACACAGTAAAAAAAGGATAATGGAGATCAAAGATGCTAACCCTATGACCTTTGCTTCATTGTATCAACAAGACCCTGAAACGAGTACAGAATTAAAAATATATGCTGAGTGGTCAACCTGCACAGAAAAAGAGTATTTCGGTATTGATGAGGAGGTGTTTTATGGAATTGATTTTGGTTGGACTAATCCCTCCTCTGTTATCGAGCTGAAAGTATTAGCAAAAAAGTTGTATATTCGTGAGATGGTGCATAAATCCCAATTAACAAATGAGGCCTTAGGTGATGAGATGGAGGCAAAGGGGATAGGTAGTTACAAATACATAGGAGCGGACAGTAACAAACCAGATGCTATAAAAGAACTCAAAACACGCAAAAGGCCAAAACGAAGCTTTAACATTCAGAAGATTAAAAAAGGGCCAGGCAGCGTGTACAATGGCATTAAAAAGGTGAATGAATACCATATCATTATAGTAGAAACGAGTAAGAACGTAATTGAGGAGATAAAAGATTATAAGTGGAAAGAGGACGCAGACGGCAACCCATTGCCTGAACCCGTAAAAAAGGGCGATCATGCTATGGATGCGTTAAGGTATGGGTTGAAAAACTATTTAAAATATCAGGGCGGTGCATTAGCTGCTTATGGATAAACAAAAACAAAAATGAGTATCGACAAATTACAAGCCCTAAAGAATCAAATAGTTGCACTTAATAACGCTGCTATAGATTTAAAGGCCAAGACGGGAAAAACCCGCAATGAGTTGAATATAGTTAAGAAGGTTGAAAGGTTCTATAAGGGCGTATCTAAGTACATTTATGACTATAAACCTACTCCCTTTAAAAAAGTAAGTGATGGAACAGGAAAGCCCACACCACAGGCAAGAGAGTTACAGCCGGAGGAAAACGAGGATGATGGTGCAGTACTGGCTAACAATTCAGATACTCCAAAAGGTAAGGACAAACAGAAGAAACAAAGAAAGAAAAGAGGCCCAAATAAAAAGAAATAAATGCCTGTAACATTCACCATAAAGCAAAAAGAATATAGTTATCCTGAAGGTTACCAAGATGTGACCCTGCAAAGGTTTATCGACTCATTGACAGTTATAGGCAAAAAGCCTAAAGCCCTCCAAATGTTGCATAGTGCAAAGAATAAGCAGGAACGAGATGATGCCTGGCATGAAATATTTAAGGATGATAGCGGTGTATATCGAAATGAGGTAATACCGTTCTTTGTAAAGTATGTTTGTTTTTGGTGCAACATCCCTAAGGAGATACTAGAAGCCACAGAGGGGTACAATATCAAAGTACCAGGAATAGCGGTAAAGAAGAATTTTCAATGGGTAGAGACTTTCTACAGTCAGATAGAGACTAATTTTAATAAGTCA